TTGATTGGTCTAATAATTAATCCCCATATAAGTCTCTTTTTTTTGAAGAGTCTGTTTTTGTGTTTTGTTTTACAATTTCTTCAATCCATTTCTCAACCGCTCGATAAATTTTTATCCCATTTTTATCGCAGTATTCTTTTAACATTTCATGATGTTTTTTTCCTATCTTAATGTTTTTAAAGGGTTCACTCATACAAAAGATAAATACAGATAAAAAAAGATAATTTATTATCCATAAATATCATTTTTCAAAAAATCAAGGAAATCTTTCCTAAAAACAAAGATATTTATTGATAAAGAAATAAAATATTAATAACCAAACAAATTAAAAATGGCAAATAATAGAGTTTTTGTATCTCCGGGTGTGTATACTTCGGAAAAAGATTTAACCTTCGTTGCTCAGAGCGTCGGTGTAAGTACTTTGGGTTTGGTGGGTGAAACCTTAAAAGGTCCCGCTTTTGAACCTATCTTAATAACGAATTTTGATGAATTCAAATCATATTTTGGTAACAGTAGTCCATTGAAAGATGGTAACGGTAATCCAAAATTCGAATTACCTTACTTCGCTAAGTCATACTTAGAAGAGTCTAATCAGTTGTTTGTTACAAAAATTTTAGGTCTTACCGGTTTCAAACCTGTTAAAACATATGGTATCCAAACATTGGGTGGTATCACATTGGGAACTTATAGTGGTTCAACAACAGGTACGACTGTTCCATCATTAACAGGTGTAACAGGTAGTACTTTTTATACTGAATTATCTGACAAAATTTCTGTAGATGGTTCATACATCACAAATTATATTGTATCAAATTATAGTGGTAACACATCGTCAAACAACGGTCAATGGTTTGTTTTAGGTCTTGTACCTGATTCTGAAATTGCTGGTTTAACCACATCTTTAGAAGAAGTTTCACCTTTAACGGGATTAAATAATGCTAACAATAACAATAACAAAGAATGGTACAACGTACTTGTGAACAATACTAACGATGAAGTTTATTCTTATTTGTTTGTTTACAATAGTGGTACTACTAGATTTGATGTAACAAGATACACATATAATGCAACTTTAAAAACAGATTACGATAGTAGAGTGGTAGTTGCTTTCAGGTCAAGAGGTTCTTATTCTGGGCAAAATTTAACTTTAGAAACAACAGGAGATACAACCTTCTCAATAAGTGGTTCAGGTTTGACGACCAATCCTTTATCTGAATTTACTGTTAATGTTACGGGTTCAACAAGTGGAGCTAAAACATTTACATGTAGTTTAGATTTAACATCTTCAAAATATGTAACAAAAGTATTCGGTACTGACGTTTATGATAAATTAAGAAGTGATGTACCAATTTATGTTAATGAGGTGTATTCAAATTTCTTAAGCGAAGCGTTTGAACAAGGTTATGTTAGAGGTTTAAGTTTAACTGAAGTTTTTGAAACTGAAGGAAATTCATTCTTAACCAAATGGGATACACCACTTTCACCAACAATTGTTTCTGAAGTTCGTGGTGGTGAAATTGATGATTTATTTGACATTATTACTATATCAGATGGTGATTCAGGAAACTACGAAGTTAAAGTTTCAATTATTAATGTTAATATTGAAACAGGTGAATTCGATTTAATTGTTAGAGATTTTAATGACACTGATGATAACTTAGTTGCACTTGAGAAATTCTCAAGATGTTCTATGAATCCTGATTTACCGGGATATGTTGCCAGAAAAATTGGAACTTCTGACGGTGAGTATGAATTACGTTCAAGATATATTATGTTATCAATGGCGAGTAATCATCCAACAGATGCATATCCCGCTGGTTTTAAAGGGTTCGTTGCAAACACATCTTTTGGTTCAGCAAAAACTTTAGGTTCGGTAATGTATAAAACAGAATTCTACACCGCAGGTGATACTGTAGGATATGATGCTGATGGTACACCAATAATTTCTTCAGGTGATAAAGTAAGAAGAGCGTATTTCGGTCTTTCAAGTCAAGTTGGACAAGTTAGTTATGATAGAGACTTGTTTAAATATAAAGGAACAGGTGCTGTTGGTTCAACAGACGGTTTTCACTTGTCAACAAACGCATCAACAATCACTGGTACAACATACCAAACAACATCATATGATTTAGAAGGACAAACAGGTGTAAATAACGTATTGACAAACATCAACTATCGTAAATTTACTTTAGCTCTTGGTGGTGGTTTTGATGGTTGGGACATTTATAGAAATGTTAGAACTTACGGAGATGCATTTATCTTCGGTAAATCTACATACACAACCGGTAACACTAATAACGGAGGAGTTTTCAACTCAACATTAGGAAACTCCGATTACTACGCATACCAACAAGGTATCGATGTATTCGCAAATCCTGAAGCGGTTGATATTAACATCTTCGCAACACCGGGTATTAACTTTTACGACCATAGTTCACTAACCGCTTATGCAATTGAAATGATTGAAGAAGATAGAGCAGATTCACTATACGTAATGTCTTCACCTAATTTAACAACATCTGATGAAGTAATTGATGCGTTAGACGGTGTGGCAATTGATAGTAACTACTCAGCAACTTACTGGCCATGGATACAAGTTAGAGATGTGGATAACGCTACTCAACTATATATTCCACCTACAGGTGAGGTATTGAGAAATATTGCACTTACTGATAATGTTTCATTCCCATGGTTCGCTGTGGCTGGTTATTCAAGAGGTTTAGTTAATTCTATTAAAGCATTTAAAAAATTAACTCTTGATGAAAGAGATGATTTATATAAAAATAGAATTAATCCAATTGCGACATTTGCTGATACAGGGACAATTATTTGGGGTAACAAAACTCTTCAAGTAAGAGAATCCGCATTGGATAGAATTAACGTAAGAAGATTACTTTTAAGAGCGAGGAAATTAATTTCAGCAGTAGCAATACGATTATTGTTCGAACAAAATGATGAACAAGTTCGTAATGAATTCTTGAGATTGGTTAACCCAATACTTGAAGCGATTAAAAGAGAAAGAGGTTTATTCGAATTCCGTGTAACGGTTTCAAATGACCCAGAGGATATCGATGCTAACACATTGAGAGGTAAGATTTATATCAAACCAACTCGTTCTCTTGAATTTATTGACGTAGAGTTCATTATTACACCAACAGGAGCATCATTTGATAATATATAATAAAAAGGGGGGGTTTATCCCCTCTCTTTTATATGTTTCGTGTGGAACAATAAAAATATAAAAAAAATAAAATTATAAATTACCCAGTATATGCACCAGTATTCTAGTACCAGTATTTCTAGTTTTAATTATTCTAGTTTATCTAGACTAGTTAATCTAGTTCTTAATATGTGGCCTAGTATACTAGTATGGAAAAAATACGAAAAAAAATTGACATAATCAAGGGTTGGTCAAGAATTTTTTCATTTTTTCAGATACAACATATTTATAAGAAAGATAAAAATAAAAAAAATTAAAACAAAATATTGACATGGCAGATTTATTGATGAAAATGCCGGTTCCTTACGAACCGAAAAGAGTTAACCGATTTATCCTAAGATTTCCTTCTTCTTTAGGTATAAACGAATGGTATGTGGCATCAGCTGCTAGACCAAGTGCGAAAATAAATTCAGTTGCAATTCCTTTCATTAACACCTCAACATATGTTGCTGGTAGATTTGAATGGAACGAAATAAGAGTAACTTTTAAAGACCCAATTGGTCCTTCAGCATCCCAAGCGTTAATGGAATGGTTCCGTTTACATGCTGAATCTGTAACAGGTCGTATGGGTTATGCTGCTGGTTATAAGAAGGACATTGAATTGGAAATGTTAGACCCAACGGGGGTTGTTGTTGAAAAATGGATTCTACAAGGTACATTTATTACTGATTTGAACTTCAACGAACTTGATTATTCAAGAGACGATGTTGCATCAATCACATGTTCATTAAGAATGGATAGATGTATTCAAGTTTACTAATATTATAAACAAATCTGTCAATATAAAAGGTCTCTCAAAAGGAGACCTTTACTTTTTTATAGAAGTTCTGTAAATTAAACTAGTTATAACAAAAATAAACATGGAAGAATTTAGAGTTGACCCAACAATCGCATATGACGTTGTTGAATTACCATCAAGGGGTATACATTATCCAAACAAGAAAAAATCAATTAAAGTTGCATATTTAACTGCGGCTGATGAAAATATTTTATCCTCATCGAATTTAATTGCTAATAACATGGTAACTGAAGAGTTATTAAAAAGGAAAATCATCGATAAAGATTTCCCAATTGAAGAAATGGTTGATGAGGATAAACAAGCAGTATTAATATTTTTAAGAAACACCGCATTTGGTTCAGAATATACATTTTATTTAACCGACTCAAAAACAAATGAAGAATTTACTGCGGATGTTGATTTATCTGAATTAAAATTTAAAGATTTTACTTTAGAATCTGATGTTAACGGTGAATATATGTATCATATGGAAAAAAGTAATGTTGATATTACTTTTAAATTTTTAACACAGAAACAATTAAAAGAACTCGATAATATCGAAAAAAGTTGGAACGGGAATGGTGTTGCACCTATTGCAACCAAACGACTTGAGATGGTAATTAAATCAGTCGCGGGAAACCGAGATATGATGAATATACATAATTTTGTTCAAAAATTACCAATCAAGGATTCACAAGACTTTCGAAAATACATTAGAGAAAATACACCAGGTTTAGACCTTAAAAAAACAGTAAAAACCCCGTCAGGAGATATAGTCCAAGTTGAAGTTGGATTCGGGGTTGAGTTTTTTCGTCCTTTCTACGGAATATAGAAAAGGACAATTAGATGAAATTTTATTTCTAATTAAAAGAGGTTTCTCGTATGGGGATGTTTTAACTATGCCAATATATCTGAGAAGATATTATGTAAGTTACCTAATTGAATTAGAAAACAGTACCCAATAATATTTATCTAAAAAGAGAAAATGGCAGTTAAACAATCAACAATCGATTTAGCAACCAAAGCCAATGGAGGTAGAGGTGATTGGGGACAATTTATGGTTGAATATGCCAAAGATGAAAATCTTAGCAAAGACAATCAAAGTGATGTAGATAAAATTAGGACAGCGTGGCAAAATTTTAGGTCAACACCACCCGATTCAAATGCAAAAGGTGGTGGTGGTTCCGCTAATTTTTTTCAAAAAGGTGCGGGAACAATAATTGGTGGTTTAGGTGATGTGGCAAAATCTTTTGAAAGTAATGAATATATGATGAGAACATCTGAAGAAATTAAACCAGTTTCTGAGATGATTAACTCTTTATTAGATTCCGAAGGTAACTTAAAAGGTATTAATCAACTATTAAAAGATGGTGGAACATTAATTAAAGACGGGATATTACAATATTTTCAAACACAAAGTGATTTATTAAGACAAATTAATAGAGAAGCCGGTTTAACAGGACAATTTTCTAAAGATTTAAGAGAGGAATTAACACAAACAAACCCTGAATTAATTAGGATTGGTATAGGTTTTGCGGAATTAGCGGAAGCTCAAAAAAGTTTAGTTTTAGATTCAGGTAGATTTTTAGCTTTGAATAGAGAATCTTGGAAAGAAGCTGGTGTTGCCGCAACCGCGTATGTTGGAACATTGGGTGATTTAGTTAGTATGTTCCCTGAATTTGAAAAAGTTGGTATTGGTGCATCCGATGTTGCTGAAGAAATTAAAATTGCGGGAGGTAGGTCTATTGAATTAGGTTTACAATCACAAAAAATATCTGCTAATTTAAAAACGGAATTAAGTAAACTTAATGAGTTCGGTTTTAAAAACGGTGTCCAAGGACTAGCTGAAATGGTTAGAAAATCAACCGAATTTAGGATGAATATGCAATCTGTATACACAATAGCAGATAAAGTATTTGACCCAGAGGGTGCAATTGATATGGCCGCAAATTTACAAGCGATTGGTGGTGCTATAGGTGACTTCAACGACCCATTAAAGTTAATGTATATGGCAACAAATAATGTTGAGGGATTACAAGATGCGTTAATCGGTGTTGCTGGTTCATTGGCAACATATAATCAAGAACAGGGTAGATTTGAAATTACGGGGGTTAATTTAAGAAAAGCTAAGGCCATGGCTAAGGAACTTGGTATTTCATATGACGAATTAGCCAAAGGTGCAATTGCCGCCGCTGAAAGGTCATCAGCATCTGCAGCAATGATGGCATCGGGTTTAAATTTAGATGACGATACTAAGAGATTCTTAACAAACATATCAACCATGAAAGATGGTAAAATGACCATTCAACTTCAAGGTGATGAAATGAGAAAAGTTTTTGGTGCAAATGAAATTGCGTTAGAAAATTTAACATCAACACAATTACAAAAATTAAAACAATACCAAGACGAATTTAAAGATTTAACACCGGAACAAATTATCGAAAAACAAGCGACCGATGTAGAAAACATGTCAAGAAATGTGAACTACATTGCAGCATTATTAAGGAATCAATTTGGTTCGGCGGCACAACAACTTAAAAAAGATTTTGGTTTAGACCCTATTGAAGATTTGGCTAAAAAAGTAAAAGAAAGTGCAGATAAAGCATCACCATTTATAAAAGAAGGTGGTCAAGAAATCAGAGAATTCATAACAAAAAGTGCGAATAAAATGAAATCACCCGACTCCATTCCCGTTGATAATAAAAAAGAAACAAAAACAGAACCAACCACCGAATCACAAAATAAAAGTTTTATTGAGAGTAAAGTAACACTCCAAGCAAATGATGTGACAGCTAATAGTTTAGTTCAATTTTGGACGAAAAGTCCATCAACAATGAACGATATTGGTAATAGTATTTTTGGAGATAAGGGGGATTTTACAAATATACAAATACCATTTAGAAGATAAAATTAAAAAATATCTATTTATACAATAAATGCCAACATATTTAGATTTTAATAGTACAAAATCATTTAGGGACTTTCTAATATCGAAAACCTTAAATAGACCTAATGGACCGCAAACGTTCAATAGTGGTAATTACGCTATTCAAAATCTGAGTAACTTCTCGAATGTTGACCCTGGTGATGTTAAGACTGATTGGCCCATATATTTTGGTCAAAATTTTATAAATCTGTACGTACCTCCTAACAACACAATCGAGGAATATACAAACACATCATTACCCATGTTAGCATGGTTAAATGGTGGTATATTGTCAGCTGGTTACATTAATTCATTTGAACCACAAACAACTAATTTAATTAGTATAATGGCTGGTCAAAACTTCGATAATGATTCGAGGTTAATGAAATTTGCCACTAATAATATAAGAGAAAATAGACAGGGACCTGTTTTTGCGAGACTACAACAAAATTTAGAATCGGCAACTTTAGGTCGAGTAAGAGCAATAGATGCGTTAGATGGTAATTTAGCAACAGCAATAAACATTGTAACACGTAGAGAACCGTTAATTGAGAAAAATTATAAAATCACCGTCGCATCAACCTTATTAGGTAAAGGTGTTGATTTTTTACAAACAGTTGCTGGTGTTGAATTTCCATTTAGTGAAATACCCGGCGATTATTTAACAAACCCAAGAAATCCTATTGTAAATAGACCAACACCAACAACAGAGGCGGGGGCAATATTACAAGACGTAACAGGTGTTTTAGGTACTTTAGTTGGTATTCAAAGAAGACCAAAATTAGGTAGAAAACCTTCTGATT